CAGTTGCTTTAAAGGAGGTAAAAAATGAAATGGGTTAAAGAATATATTCGAAAAAGAAGAATAGAAAAATGGAAGAAAGAAGTAGAAAAGATAGCTGTTATTGCTGCTGCATGTTTGAACACGCAATTTAAATTTTTTAACTGTGATTTAAATTTAACTGATTCAAAAAAACAGGATTTATATAGAACTATTGATGGAAAAAAGCTGCCATATGTTATATATACAGATAAAAACAGTTTTATGATATATCCAAGTGAATTAGTAGAGGAGCAAAAATGACGACAAATAAAACTGATGATTTAGGTATAAGCAATGACGTATTAGCGGATTACATTAAACGATATGAGGCAGCTGTGAATCACGTATTTAAAGATTATCCTAAACGACAGGAGTACAGTGGATTGGATATAAATACATATATCTATATTGCAGATAATTATTGTCACTTGAAAAAAAGACTGGAGGAGCGCAATGCAAGAAGCAAAATACCAAATAAAAAACTGGAAAAAATGGAAAGCAACAAAATATCTTCTTATTCAAACAAAGAATGAGCTAATGAATGATATAAAAGCTATTACATATACTGATGAACTTCCGGGAGGATCACATAAAAGTATTGCTGATAAGTATAATAAGTTAATAGAAGATGTAAAGATTTATGATGATTATATTAATGCATATGGTTTCTTTATAAACAGATTAGAAAACGCAATAGCAACAATGCTGAATGAAAATCAACGTAAGGCAGTTATAATTTATTCTAATAATCCATATAAAGGTGGTTATGAAAAAAGAATAGAGGAAGCCTTAAAAACAGGTTTCTCAAAAAGTTATTTTTATGATTTGTTAACTGAATCTTATGAAATACTTGGTAGTGTTTTAGATATAGAGTGCGATGAAAATAGAAACATAATTGAATCCGTGGACAAATCACGGACAAAAAACGCCTAAAAATGTGTTATTATGATATTGTGGAAGTTTTGAAAGAACACCACATCAGCAGTCAATGAACACTTTGTCAGGAAGAAACTCGAAAGGGTTTCTTTTTGCTTTTGTGAAGAAGGAAAATATTTATGTATGAAAGCGAAGGTTTACAAATGGCAATTAAAAGATTAGATCGTGATGGGTCTCACCGTAAGCAGTTCGAAAGAAATAAAAAGAAAATATACGCAACTCAAACAGTGTGCGGAATATGCGGAAAGCCGGTAGATTTTAGTTATAAATATCCGCATCCTTTATCACCGTGTATCGATCACATCATACCGGTTGCAAAAGGAGGACATCCAAGTGACATTGATAATCTTCAACTGGCACACTGGACATGCAACAGACAAAAGAGTGACAAATTATTTTCAAGCAGTGGGATGCACAAGGCGAAGGTAGTAACAAACAGAGACCTTCCTCATACAATCAACTGGATTGCTTATAAATCGTCAAAATAAGCCATTTGAGAGGTGTTTTAAATATGGGGCATGATACCCCCTAAAATCTTTCTTCCGTAGTTCACGGCGTACTGTGAATATTTTCTCACGGATAAATTAAGACGAAAGGAGTGAAAAAATGACGGCATATTTAGGAATGAAATATTTAAGAAATAAACTGATATCAAAAAGACCAAGAAATGAAGAAAAGTACATGTATTATGAAATGAAGAATACCATGAGGGATTTTAATATTACTATGCCTAAAGAATTCATATGGCTAAAAAGCTGTCTTGGATGGTCAGCGAAGGCAGTTGATTCAATCGCTGACAGGCTTTCATTTAGAGAATTTTCAAATGATAATTTCGGAATAAATGAAATATATCAGTTAAATAATCCTGATGTTCTTTTTGACAGTGCGATTATCTCAGCACTTATTACATCGTGCTCATTCATATATATTTCAAATGATATAAGCGGATTTCCCCGCATGCAGGTAATTGACGGTCGAAACGCCACAGGAATAATTGATCCTATTACTTACATGCTTAGCGAGGGTTATGCTGTTCTTGAAAGAAATATTCATGATGAACCGGTAAAGGAGGCTTATTTTATAAAAGAGGGTACATGGTTTTATGAAAAAGATAAAGCACCTTATTTTATTTCAAGCAAAGCCCCGTATCCACTGCTCGTTCCGGTTATTTTTAGACCTGATCCAAAAAGACCGTTTGGACATTCAAGAATATCCAGAGCCTGCATAGGTATTCAGCAGAGCGCAATGCGAACGCTTAAGCGTTCAGAAGTATCAGCAGAGTTTTATTCTTTCCCGCAAAAGTATGTACTAGGGTTAAGCCCAGATGCTGAGGCTCTGGACAAATGGCGTGCTACTGTCTCAACTATGCTTCAGCTCGATAAGGACGAGGATGGTGATTCACCAACAGTTGGACAGTTTGAACAGCAGTCTATGGCGCCGTATGTAGAACAACTGAAAATGTTTGCTAGTCTATTTGCAGGCGAGACAGGTCTTACCTTGGATGATCTGGGATTTTCAACTGATAACCCGTCAAGTGTTGAGGCTATAAAAGCTCAGCATGAAAATTTAAGGCTTATCGCTAGAAAAGCGCAAAAAACTTTCAGTGTAGGTTTTTTAAATGCCGGATATCTTGCTGCGTGTTTAAGAGATAATTATGAATATGACAGATACCAGATTTATTTGTCAAAAGCTAAATGGGAACCGTTATTCGAGCCTGATTCGTCTACATTATCTGTTATAGGTGATGGTGCTATTAAAATTAATCAGGCGGTACCGGGATTCTTTGACAAGGATACTTTAAGAGATTTAACAGGTATCGATTATAGTGAAAATGCTGGAATCGGAAAAACTGCAGGAGAGATCGTACAGTAATGGAAGATATTGCACCTGAAGTGTATGAGAGGATAAAAAGTACATACGAAAATGAAAAAGCATCAAGTAAAAAGCTGGATGCTTTTTTAGAAAAAGTAAAAAAGGGCAATGCCGCATATGAAGATGTCTATGATTATGCAGGTGAACTGGGCAGATGTCTGGAAAGTGCATTCAGTCACAATATAAGCGACGATGTGCTGCCCGACAGCATGATGTATTACAATATAGCAAAAAGAATAATCGAGCCCATGCTTAAGAAAAGTCATGATGATATTGCAGCACAGTGCAGTGCTGTACAACATTCATTAAATAAAAAAGCCGGCATAGGATTAAATGCTGTTAAACCTGAGTATGATAAAGCCAGAACAGAGGCAATCATAAATTATGTATGCACACGTGAAAAATACAGCAGTGTAGAAAAAAGTTTTTTAGACGGATTAAGCAATAACTGTCGCAAGACTGTAGATGATTCTGTAAAGCAGAATGCTGATTTTCATTACAAAAGCGGGTTAAGTCCGCGAATAGTAAGGATTTGCAGAGGAAAAGCGTGCAAGTGGTGTCGTGAGGTCGAAGGCAGTTATAACTACAAGGATGTAAGGAATACCGGTAACAATGTATTTAGAAGACACGCCAACTGCACCTGTACAGTTTCATATGATCCTGGTGACGGATCAAAAAAAATTCAGGATGTATATTCGAAGAGATGGCAGAACCAGGATGCCTTTCAGGAAAGAAAAAGATTTTACCTGGAAAACAGAGTTGATAAAAAAAGATTAACAGATATGGAACAGTATGCGATAAACAGTCATATATCATCTGATTTTTATATTATCAACGACTGTTTAAGAAATGGATATATATTAAATCAGGAGCAGAATACACTGGTGAAAAACCTAGATTCCGCATTGGAGAAACTAGACAGCTATAAAGGGAGGGTCAGCAGATCAGTTCAGTTTTACAGTTCATCAGATTTAGATAAGTTTTTATCTGATCATGAGCCGGGGCAAACTGTTACGTATAAAGATTTTACATCTTCCACTGCTTCAAAAGAATTGTATAATCCCGACGGACAGGTTCAGATGTTCTGGACTAGTCGTCGAGGCAGAAATCTGATAAAATACAATAAGAAAGAACAGGAAATATTATATAAAAGAAACAGCAGTTTTATAGTCTTGGAAAAGAGACATATTAAAGGTGTTTATTATATTTTCATGGAGGAACTGTAAAATGACCTTAAGTCTAGAAGAATGGAGAAAGCTGTCAGAAGAACAGAAAGGAATACGGTATAAGGAACTGAGCGATCATGATAAATTTATTGTTCGTACCAGTACTCCGCCGGCTTTTGAAGTTACCGGGCGCAAAGAGCTTAGTGAAGAAGAAAAAAAGAGCGCAAAAAAAGAATTTGATGAGTTTTTAGTATATTATGGAATAAAAAAATAGGAGGTTAAGGTATGGAGCCAAAAAGAATTGGCCGTCAGACTCCTACAACCTCGTTAGTGCTGCCTTATAAAAAAACAAAAGGCAAAGAAGCAGTTGAAATTTACAACAAAACCGGCAGAACTGCCCGGGAATGGCAGGAACTACTAATTTACGATATTATGGCATATGATGATGAAGGCTTATGGGTTCATTCTACCTATGGATATGCGGTACCGCGTCGTAACGGTAAAACTGAAGATGTGATAATGCGTATTTTATGGGGACTTAAAAATGGTGAAAAAATCATTTATACCTCTCATCTTATCTCAACGTCTCATTCAGTCTGGGAAACAGTTACATATCTGTTAGACAGTATGGATATTAAATATGCTTCGGTAAAAGCCAAGGGGCAGGAAAATATCAGACTTTTAGATGAGAATGACAAGCCCTATAAACTTGATCATATGATTAATTTTAGAACCAGATCAAATAATGGCGGGCTGGGTGAAGGATATGACCTGTTAATTATCGATGAAGCACAGGAGTACACTATTGACCAGGAGTCAGCGTTGAAATACACTATTTCAGCGAGTTCAAATCCTCAAATTATTATGCTGGGTACTCCGCCAACAGCTATTTCTCATGGTACAGTATTCCAGAAAATAAGAGAAAAGGTATTA